TCAGAAGTCCGTCTCCACGTAGACCCCCGAGCAGTCGTACGCGACCGCCGCAGCAGTTGCGCCGTTGTTCATGAACAGCCGCGGCGACAGGAACTGAGTGTTGGCCGGCAGATCGGTTGTGATCTCCTGCTCGAAGACTGCGCCGGAAACCTCGTCGACCACCCGAACCCAGACCGAGCTGCCATTGGGCGGTGCCGCGATGTAGAGGGTCAGCACCCCACCCGTCGCGATGCCGAAACTCGCCCCCATGTCCGTCAACGTCGGCGCGCCGGTGCCGTCGTTTGCGACCAGCTGCCAGCGGGTGTGGGTGCCGCGCTGGAAGCCGATGCCGATGCAGTTGATGGCGGCGGCCAGCGCCAGCGTGGTGGCGAGCGCGGCGGTCGATCCGTAAAGCCCGAAGAAGCCCATGCCGGTTGCCTGCAGCGTCGTCAGCGAAATCCGCGTCACGAAGGTCCAGCCGCCCAGTCCCGCCGCATTGCCGCGCCAGCAGGCCCAACCCGCAGAACGCTGTTCGGCCGCCGAGTCCACCACCGCAGCCGAAGTCAGGCGCCAGCGCCGCATACTGGCGGCCAGGTTGGTTGCCGCGAGGGTCGGGTGTGAAACCGTTCCGACCGAGGTGATCGGCAGGCCTTCGGTGGTGATCGTGGTGGTGACAGAGGGCGACCAGTTGGCGATCCGGTTGACCCCGAAATGAGGCTGGAGAGGGAAGTCTCGGCCGGAGGGGCGCATGACGTCGATCCACGGTGCCCCCGCCCGGTTGCGCGCATAAACGGCCGCCTTGCCGATGGACGGAGGGGATGGGGCGGCGTTCAGGCCCGGCAGGATGGTGGGTTGCGGCAGTTCCACCTGGCCATTGGTGCGGTCGATCTTCAAGGCATCGAAGAAGGCTGAACCATCCGGACTGACCTTGAAGCTGAAATCATCATTGCCCAGCAGGCCGATCAGCGCCCGCACCGAAAACCCGGTCTTGAAGGCGAAAGCTGCGTCGTTCCCGGCGGCGGCCTTGTTGACCGTGGCCTCGACCCCGGCGCCTGCGTTGTTGAACAGGAGCGCCGGGGTGTTGACCGATACCCGGTTGTAACTGTCGGCTGTCGCCCCGCCGAGGCCGAGAAGCTGCGCGGTCAGGTTGGCCTGGGGCATGCCGACCTGCGTCACCGCATTGGCGAAAGTCACTGTGGGCGTGTTCACGACCGTGGTGCCCCCGGCCCCTGCCGTGGCCGAGCCGATGTTGACGACCGTGGTTGATCCGGATGCGCCGCCGGTGCCGAGGTTCACGGTCTTGGTGACGCCGGTGGTCGTCGCCCCAGTGCCCATGCCATAGGTGGCCGTCGTCGTCGCTGTGCCGATGCTGGCCGATGCCGCCGAGACCGTGACGGTGCCTGAGGCGGTCAGCGTGCCGGAGAAGGTCTTGTTGCCGGTGAAGGTCTGCGTACCCGCGAGGATCGCCAGTTCCGACGAGGTGTTCGGCAGTGTGAAGGTTCGGGTTGTTCCGGTGGTGATCCCCGACAGCGAAAACAGCGCCTTCTTCGTCGGATCGGCGTCGTTGACGAGGCTGAAGATCGCATCGGACACATCCTGCGGCACGCCGACCGGATCCCAAGCGCTGCCATTCCAGACCACGAATGCCTGTTCCGCCGCGATCCACACCAGCCAGCCGGGACGTGGCACGAGGCGCAGCCAGGAGCCATCGACCCAGAAGGCCACGTTCAGATCCCACCCGGCCCAGAGGCCCGTCGCGCCCGATGCCACAAGGTGCCGATCGCCATCTGCGGGGCTGGCGGGCGGCGTGGTGCGCGTGCGGTCGAGGACCGACAGCTGCACCATGGCATCGAGCAGGCGCAGGGCCTCGTTATGGGTGACATGCTTCTGGGCTTGGGCCGCCAGCAGGTATGGCAGGCCAAGGTGGGTGGAGGTGTCGGACATGTCGGGCCTTCAGAACTGGAGGGTGACGGTGGCGGGATCGCCGCGACCGAGGCGGTTCGAGAGTTGGCAGATGCGGATCGCCAGTGTCTGGCCGGGGCTGAACGGCGCACCCCAGTCGGCGGTCTGCTGGGCAGCGGTGTAGAGGATGGAGGTCGTGCTGCTGGTCAGCGTCCGCTTGACGACAGCCCCGTCGAGGATCTGGACGTCGTAGCTTTCCAGGTCCTCGGCCAGCGGCACCTCGACCTGTTCCCAGGCATCGGCCACCAGTGCGCGCGACCGGCGCGTCCAGCGGATCGTCAGATCGCCCGGGCTGCGCGCCGTGCGCCACGGCTGCGCGACATGCACCGGGGCGAAGGGCACGAGGCCGCGACCGGCTGGCGTGAAGGCCAGCGCGGTGTAGCTGACGTCGCTGACGGACCGCGCCGCAGGGCCGATGCGCCAGTTCCACGGCAGACCGAGATCGGCCTCGGCAATGGGCAGCGGGGCCAGCGCTGAGTCTAGGACCGCCACACGTGCCCCAGCCGGGGCAGGATTGCCCATCGCGGCTTCGGTACCTCGCTGGCCGCGCAGGAGGCGGGTGAGGCGATAGCGGCTGGGGGCGATCAGTTCGGCCGCACCCGCCTGCACGATCTCCCAGATGCCGGGCGCGCTTTCCACCGCCAGCGCATTGGCGCCGCCGAACAGTGTCAGGTCGGTGACGCTTTCCAGCGTGCCGGAGACCAGATCGACCACCAGCGCGTTGCCGAGATCGAAGCGCGAGGTCGGGCCCGGGTAGAAGTCCGACACCAGCGTGCCAATCCGGGCGCGGCTGCCGAAGGTGGTCAGCAAGGCAAATCCATCCGTCGAGGGGCTGCGGAACACCGCCATCTCGCCCGGCCATGGAACCGCATGCGCCGCGACCATTGGCCGGTGCGCGGGTTGGTCCTCGGAAAGTTGCGGCAGGTCGAGCAGCACCACATCCGGCGCGCCGAAGACAACAGACCGGGTCAACGTGGACGGGCGCGGATCGCCGGGCGGCAGGTCATAGGCGGCGCGGTCCTGACGGACGGCCTCCATGCCGCGCCCATCGGAATCGGCGATGGACACAAGGCGCAACTCGATCTCGCGGCTGTCATGGACCAGCCGGATCACATCGGCGGGGTCCAGCGCCAGCTGTGACGGCGGCAGACGGAAGGTGGCGCTTTCGCGGCCGATCCAGGCTTCCATCAGCGCGCGGCGGCAGCGGCGTTCAGCCTCCTCGGGCGGGATTGCCATCGGGAAGGACTCGGACGCGAGGCGGGTGGTGTCGACGGTGATACGGCGGGCTTCGACAAGGGCTGCATCGTAATCCTCGTCGGCTCGCGCCACCTGCCATTTCAGCGCCTGCGGCAGTTCGGTTTCTTGCGCGCGGACCAGTTCCAGTGCCTCGCCCTCGCGCGATGCCACGAGGTCGTCATGCGCCAAGGTCAGAATTGACGCCCGCCCGCGCATGACAAAGCGGACCATGCCTTCCGTCTCGATCGCATCGAAGCCGAAATGTCGCGCCAGCGTGCTGATCGAGGAGCGCGGCGCTTCAAGTGCTGCGATGGCATAGCCCTCGACCGCGCCCCAGAGGCCGGTGACGTCGATCACGGCTTCCGGCATGCCAGCGCGCAGGCAGAGATGGCGGACCAGCGCCGCCAGCGACACCGCCCCCAGACGCCCGGTCAGCCAGTGGCCCAGCCGCCAGTTCGGGCCATCGGTCCAGACATCGGTGAGTTCGGGAAAGAACGGATAGGGCCGCGCGTCCCAGGTCCAGGCAGCACATTCCGGCACGTGCACCATGCGGTCGCCATAGATGCTGGAAATCGGGTTGTTGGCCGGGTCGTCCCAATGCAGGTAGCTCGCCTCGAGATAGGCCCGCTGGATCGCATCATCCCGCCAGCCCCGCGAGAAATACGGCGTGAAGCTCTCGGAGGACTTCGGGTCGAAAAAGACGTTCGGCTGGTTGGTGCCCCGGTCGATGGCAGGGCAGCCCAGCTCGGTAAAGCGGATCGGTTTCGATTGGGGCACCCATGCGGTGGCCAAGCCGCTCTCCACCCCGCCCGGCCGGTTGAAATGCGGGTTCGTCCACCAGGCACTGATGTCCTTGGGGCGAAAGACCCACGGCTTGCTTGCCGCGCCATCGGTGATCGGCGTGCGGATTTGCGCGGAGCGGTCGGCGGCGCTGGCATAGAACCAGTCGAACCCTTCACCGCCCGCGATGTTCGCCTGCAAATAGGCGCGGTCGTAAATCGCAGGCCAGCCTTCGAGCGCATCTGCATGATCGAAGCCATCCCGCCAGTCGGACAGCGGCAGGTAGTTGTCGATGCCCACGAAATCGATGTTGGCATCCGACCACAGCGGATCGAGATGAAAATAGACATCACCGCTGCCGTCCTGCGGATGGTGGCCGAAATACTCGGACCAGTCGGCGGCATAGCCGATCTTTGTGCCTGCCCCGAGGATGCTGCTCACGTCGGCCGCGAGGGTCTTCAAGGCGGTGACGGCAGGATAAGTGCTGGCCGCTGACCGGATGGTGGTCAGGCCTGGCATCTCTGTTCCGATCAGGAAGGCATCGACCCCGCCCGCTGCCGCGCAAAGGTGCGCGTAGTGCAGCACCATGCGGCGCAGGCCCCAGTCGCTGGGCGAGCCGGTGAAGGCGACGTTCTCGCCGCTGACGCTGAAGTTGCCTGCCGTCGCCGCCCCGAACAGCGCCGACACTTGCGTGGCCGCCGTGCCGGTCTTGTCCACCGATCCAGCAAAACCCGCTGCCGGAGAACAGGTGATCCGCCCCCGCCACGGGAAGGCGGGCTGGCCCGTCGTTGCGGCGTTGGCGCTGTAGGGGTTCGGCAGGGTGTTGCCGGGGGGCACATCCATCAGCAGGAAGGGATAGAAGGTGACGCGCAGCCCGCGCGCCTTCATCTCCTGGATCGCCTGCACCACCGCGAAATCCGCAGGCGTACCGCCATAGACCGGCCGATCCTCAGCGTCGCGGCTGACGAGATGCGCGCTGGCGCGACTGACGCCATTCACCGACCAGTTTGCGGGCGTGGTGGCCTTGGACGCAACCTCGACACCCGGCTTCACCTTGCAGGATCCCGCGCGCAGGTCGTTGCCGAACCAGGCCACGACGAGGCTGACGCTCTCGACCGCCGGGGCCATGGCCTGCAGCCGGTCCAGCGCCACCACGATGTCGGGCTGATCGGGCAGCGCGTTCAGGTTCTCGGCGACAGTGGCACCACCGCTGCCCTTGCGGATGGTGTCGGTGGCATAGGTGAACTCGCCCGAGGCCGGGATCAGAGTGACGGCACGAGTCAGGCCTTCTGCGGTGTCGGGATCGGCCAGCGGACGGAAGACCTCGAACGACAGTTGCGGCAGGCGGTTGCCAAAGGTGGCCAGCGCCAGATCCTCGAACACGACATGGGCCGTGCCGCGATAGGCAGGCGTGTTGGCCGCGCCCATCTTGGCCGCAATGAATGGATCGGCGGTCTGCACCTCGTTGCCGGGATACCAGCGCCAGGTCACGCCGGTCATGTCCATCGCCTTGCCATCCGCCCAGACGCGACCGATCCCGGTGATCGGGCCTTCGCACAGCGCCACGGCAAAGCTGGCATAGTAAAGGTATTCGGTGGTCTTGACCTTGCCGCCACCGCCGCCCTTGCCGCCGCCTTGGGTGGTGGTCTTGGTTTCCTCGCGGAAGTCAGTGGCCCAGATGATGTTGCCGCCGATGCGCATCCGGCCGTAAAGCCGCGGGATCACCGCCCCTTCGGTGGCCGAGGTGATGCGCAGCGTGTCGAGCCGCGCGCCTTCGATCCGCTGGGCCGGGGCCAGCGACGACACGATCCAGCTGTCGACCACAGAGCCCACGGTCGAGCCGATGAACCCACCGATGGCCGCGCCGGAAAAGCCGAGGATCGCGCCGCCAAAGGCCCCGCCTATGGCAGTGCCGACAGCGCCGAGGACGAGCGTGGCCATGGGAAACTCTCAGAGCTGGGGAAAGAGGAAGGCGAAGGCGATGCGGCGTTGCCACATTGGGGTCAGCGGTTCCTCGATCACGCCCAGCCGCTCATAGGCATGGAGGAAGGTGTCGGGACCGGTCAGAATGCCGACATGCTTGGCGATGGCGCGCGGCATCATGCGGAACAGGATCAGCGCACCGGGGGGTGCAACTTCGGGTGCGATTTCCGGCATCATGCGGCGCGCGCCATCGGCCAGCACTTCGCGCGGGCCGCTTTCGCCCCAGTCCCGGCTGTAAGGCGGGATCGGGAAAGGCTCGGGCCCCACGACTTCGCGCCAGACACCGCGCGCCAGACCGAGGCAATCACAGCCGACGCCCTTCAGGCTGGCTTGGTCGTGGTACGGCGTTCCCATCCAGAACCGGGCGACGGCGATGACGGTGTCGGGATCGGCCGCTGTCACAGCACCGCCCCCTCGTGGCCGCCATCGGTGCTGGCATAGCGCAGGACCGCATCCTGGCCGGGGATATTGGGAAAGCCCCGGAAGTTGGCGACATTAGCGAACTTCGTGCCGCAGGTCGCGATGCGCTTGTCGCACCCGGCGCGGATGGTGAAGGTGGCCGACCCGGCGATGGCGCGCACCGGGGCTTCCAGCAAGGTCAGGATGGCGACGCCGTCGACGAGGTCGTGCGCTAACACCTCGGCCCGCCGCCCGGCATTGGCCCCGCTGGTCCAGTCGAGCGTGCCAAAGGTGAACCAGCCTGAGGTAAAACTTCCGAGACCAGAGGCGGTAAAGGCGCGGTCGCGCAGCATGTCGATGATCGCGCCGGTGCCCTTAAACGCCGGTGCCTCGAGATTGACCCCGCAGCGCGTATCGCCAAGGGCGGCATCGCAGCTCGCCTGAAACGTTCTGCCGACCGTCTGGCCCAGCACATGGGCCAGTGATCGCACCTCGGCCACGAATGCCAGCCGCCCGCGCCGGATTTGGCCAATGGCCCCGCGCCGCATCAGCAGGCGCTGGGAGGTCGCGGCCCAGTTCACGCGCCAGACCTCGACCGCCGCATTGTCCCAGCGACCGTCAAGGATGTCTGTCTCGGTGATCCGGTCGGATGACAGCACGCCTTGGGCATCCTGCGCATCCACGGAGAGGTCGGATCCCGAGCGCACCTCGGAGGCCGCAAAGCCGCTCTCCGGCTCGAAATCGGTGCCGTCGAACGTCAGGGGTCGGTCGTGATCGGTGAAGCCAAGCGTCACCCCATCGGCCCGCACGATCCGCCAGCACCAGGCCAGCGTCGTCGTGCCCTCGTCGAGATGGGCCTGAAGTGCGGGCGGGAGAGCCTTCACTTCCGCCCCCAACCGCGCCACAGGGCCACCGAGGCCAGCGCCGAGGAAACCACGCCCCCGACCGTGCCGGTCAGGGCGTAGAGGTTGAAGGGACGCAGATCGAAGCTGCCGGTCATCAGATCGAAATCCGCAAGCCCGGCCATGGCCAGCCCGGAGGCGGCAAGACAAGCCAGATAGACCAGCCCGCGTGCGAGGTTCCAGTTCATGATGTTGCCTTTCCAGTGAGAAACTCCACCAGCCGCTGCCACCACGACGGGGAGCCTGGCGATTCCGTAGGCTCAGGCAGTGGCACGGTCGGCGGCACCGGCTGACCCGTTGGGCGCAGCAGGGTCAGCGCCTCGGTCTCGGTCAGTCGCCGTATCGGTCGCGAGAAATCCACCCGTCCGTTGCGATCCACAGCCCAGACCGGGATGGTGCCGGTCGGATAGCGGCCATTGCCGAACAGATCGCGTTCGGCCTCGCGGCGCGTGCGGATTGCGGCGGGCCGGAGCCAGCCCATGAAACCCTGCGCGGCAGCGGCGCGGTTGCCCGAGTTCAGGTGGCGGGTCAGCGACGCTTTTGCGATGCCGCCGGTGTTGTAGTGAAAACTGACCAGCGCATCGAACTCGTGCGGTTCCAGTGGCACCTTCACTGCGCGCAACACCTCCGCCTCGTAGGCCACAATGTCTGCGCGGAAGAGCCGGAACGCTTCGCGGATCCCTGCATCGAGATCGGCGGGCATGCCGCGCGGCATCTGGGCCGGATCGGGCGGCCCCGCCGCGTCAGTGTGGCCGATGCCGAAGGTCCAGACGTTCTTCACATCGAGATAGGGTCCGGGCACGAGTCCTTCGTGCCGGACGAGGGCCAACAGGCCCCGGTCTGTCATGTGCATGGGATCACCCGAAGATGGAGGAAAGGATAAGGATCAGGGCGGCGACCAGAAGGCCGATGCGCAGGCGGTGGCTGAAGGCTTGTGCCGGATCGGCGGCATCGCAGCGGATGGCGCGCGCAAGGCGGAAAAGTTCATGCATCTGGGTTGCCCCCCTTGCCGCTCCGCAGCCGAGCTAGGACGACCTCGATGAAGGCGGGTCCGAAGACGCCGACGAGATAGGCGGCCGAGCCCGCCGCACCCCCGGCCGGGATCGCTTGCGATGGCAGGCTGAGCCAGGCGGTGATCACCGCCATGGACAGGCTGCCCATCCCGGCGGCGATCAGACCGCCGAGCAGAATGTGGCGCAGGGCATCGCGGAGCCGCATCCGAGTGGTCAGGGCGTTGGTGGCCCCGCCAAGCGCGCCCCAGGCCGCCAGGATGACGGCGGTGGAGGTCGCCAAATCGCGCAGTACGGCGGCGATGAAGCCGGTTTCTTCGTTCATCGCCGGATCTCCAGCAGTGGAATGGATGTGATCGACCCCAGCCGCTCGAGGTCGAGGGTGACGTCGAGCATGTCGGTGTCGAAACGGACGGGGACGTCGAATTCGAAGCCTGCCGTGATTGCGACGCCCGCACCGGGGGCGGTGGTGAAGGTGACGCTGCCGGTGGTGGTGTTGACACTCCAGCCGGTCATCTGCTCGACGCCGTTCAGGGCGAGGCGGACAGTGCCGGCCACCGGCTTGGCGATGGCACGGGTCCAGCTTTGCGGCCCGGAAATGTAGCGTTTCAGCAGGGCGAATGTGTTGACCGCACCATTACCAGTGCCGATGGGCTGGTCGGTCGGGGCCACCGGTTGTGACGGCAGGCAGGATTTGTAATCCGCCCAATCCTTGTAACGAAAGCCGTACAAGCGGCCGTTGCGGGCTTCGAAGAACGCGACGACCGCCGCAAGATCGTCAGCGCGGCGGATGCCATAGGCCACATCATAACGGCGGCGCGAATTGGCCCAGCTGGCGTTGCGCTCCTCATCGCCGGAGGCCAGTTCGACCACTTGCGTGCGCCGTTCCGGCCCGCCGCGCGCCCCGCGGCTGATGTTGTCGGGGAACCTGACGTCATGGAATGCCATCACATGCCCCTCCGGCCCAGCGACACGGCGCGGGCGATGTCACTTGCGACCTGCGTGCGGGACTGCCGGAAGCTCTCGGCGTCACGCGCCATGATGGTGACGTTGACCGCAGGCACGCTGGACTGGCCGTAGCCCGCCGCCTCACGGCGGGAAAGCACACGCTCGCCGCGTTGCAGGATCGCCGGAACCTCGTCGGGCTTCATTCCGGCCCAGCCACCCGCATGCATGCGCGGGGCATGGGCAAAGGCGAACGCCGGAACCATGCGGCCCGGGCCCGGAGATCCGACCACACCACCGGCGTGCAGGATGTTGGCGAAGATACCACCCGCGCCGCCGAGCGCTCCCGACAATTCGTTGGCAATCGGCCCGAGGATGAACCGCCGCGCTGCCAGCTTGGCGAGATCGGCAATCATCGACGTCACCAGATCCCGGAAGTCGAGCTTGCCGGTCTTGACGAACTCGCCCACGGCGTTCTCGGCCGAGGTGAAGGCCCCGACCAGTGCGCTACCAATATCACCGCCGATGTTGCGCGCCTTGGTAGCGTAGTCGGCAAGTGCCTCAGTGACTGCGCCCCAGCCGGTCGCAGCCTGGTCAGCCCCTGCTGCAGCGTCAGCCCCGGCGTCACGCGCCGCTGCGCCCGCATTCCCGGCAGCAGCTGCGGTGTCGTCCAGTTCGGTGTTCAGGGCATCCGCAGAGTTGGCGGCATCTGCCAGCGCGGCTTCTGCCTCCGCCCCTGTGCCGGTCATTGCGTCGCGTAAGGCTTGCCAACTGGCCAGTGGACGGCCGGCAGCATCGGCCAACATGCCAGCCGCCTCGCGATAGCCATCGGCCCGGCCACGCGCGTCATCTGCCATCGTGCCAAGCCCGAGGTCGGGTGGCTCGAGATAGGTGCGCGAGAGCGCGGCTGAGAAGGCATCCGCTGCGGCGGCCCCGGCAGCAGTCGCTGCGCCCTCAAAAGGATTGCCGATCCGCGCCAGTTCAACAGCGTCCAGCGTGCCGATCCGCACCCCACCTTCGCCGACCGCCCAGTCCGGCAGCAGCTCCAAGGCCGCGTTCAGCCCGTTGATGAAATTGTTGATCCGGGTGACGACGCCGTTCAGCATCGCCTCGACCCCGGAAATCAGACCGTTCGCCGCCTGGAAGGCAAAATCACCGATGGCGCCGGGCAGACTTCCCCAGATTGCCACGGCGGCATCATAGGCTCCCTGGAAGATCGCCGCCGTCCGGTCGCCGAAGCTGACCACGCCCGCGATGGTGCCCTCGAGGGCCGAGAGCCCGGACGCCTTCAACCCCTCCCAGCCAGCAGCCATGTTGGCAAATGCGGCGTCGAGCGCAAGGCCGATGCGCGACCAGACCTCCGATGCGAGATCACCGAGGAGCCGGAAAACCTCGCCCACGCCGCCAACCCGGGTGACAAGCTGTGAGAACTGATAGACCAGTTCCCCGGCGCCGACGATCAGCGCGCCGATCCCGGTCCGGATCAGCGCCCCGCGCAGGAAGACCAGCGCCGTGGCAAGGCCACGCACGGACAAGGCCGCCACTGCCAACCCGGCCACCCAGCGACCCGCCATGAAGGCGGCGAAGGTCGCGGCATAGGTGGCAAGCCGTGCGAGATTGTCGAATACCGCCGTGATCGCACCGCCGATGGGCCCGGTGCCACGCGCCATGTCGGCCAGCGCGTTCGCCACGGTCTCCAGCGCCGGGGCGACGGCAGCGGTCAGGCGGTTGGTCAGGCCGAGCCAGATCAGGCTCAGCTTGGCGATGGCATCGCCGGTGCGTTCGATCTGCGCGGCATCTGCCGCGCTGACCGCCACACCGAAATCCTGCACATCCTGCGCCGCCTCCCGCAGAGTGGTGGCGTCGATCCGCAGGAATGCCAGTGCGGCCCGGTCACCGAAAAGGTCAGAGGCGACAGCGGCCCGTTCCGCTTCGGGCACGAACTGGTTCAGCGCTTCCTGAATGGCGACAATCCGCTGGTCGAGCGGTAGGGCTTGCAGTTCGGCGGCCGTCAGGTTCAGTCGTTGCAAGGCTCCAACAGCCGATCCGGACCCAGCCGCCGCTTCCGACAACCGCGTGGTCAACTTCTTGGTGGCCTGTTCGATCTCGCCCATCGAGACACCGGCCAACTCGCCAGCCCATGTCAGCACCTGTAGGCTTTCGACGGTGGTCCGGAGCGAGGCCGCCATATCGGCCTGTGCGCCGATTACGTCTAGCCCTGAGCGGACCATTGCCACACCGGCAGCGGCCGCAGCGGCGGTGACCGCCGCCAGTGCGATCCCGGCTTTGCGGGCAAAGCTGCCGAGCCGGGCATTGGCCAGTTCCATCTCAGAGGACAGGCGGCCAAACCCGCGCGTGCCCGCTTCGCCGATACCTTCCAACTCGGCGCGGACCTGACGGCCGCCTTCTGCGACCAGCCGGACACTGACCCGTTTTTCAGCCATGGCCCTCTCCGATCTGTTCGTTGAGCTTGCGCACCATCACCGCCTCGATCTCGGGCAGCAGTTCGGCGGCGATCAGGGGTTCGATCCCAAGGGCATTGGCCATCGCCAAGGCCGCGCCCATGTCCCAGCCTAGCACCGCGCCGGGGATCACGCGCAGTTGCCCACCGAGGCGGCCAACCAGATCCCAGACCTGCCAGCCATCTTCCGTCTTTGGCCGGTTCAGTCTTGCGGGGCAGTCGAGGCAGCGCCCAGTACAGGCCGCGCAGTAACGGTCGCCCCCGCCGAAGGACCATTCGGCAAGGGCGCGGAGACGTTTTTTTCCGCGTCCAGGATCAGGCCTTTGGCGACATATTGGGTCTGGAAGGCTTCAAAGACCGGCCAGATTTCCAGAAGGGCGTCGATGCCTTCGGGCGAGACCGGGACGAGTTTGCCCGCGTCGTCGCCGACCCCTTCCCAATCCAGCACGGCGCGGCGAGCAACGGCCTTGGCCATCACCAGCGCCAGTTCCTCCTGCGTGGCGGTGTTCGGCAGGGATTCGATGGCAGGATCGGCACGAGCCGAGACCATCAGGGCGGTGGTCAACGGTGCGACGTGCAGGCGAAGGCCGGGGGCGAGGGTCAGCCACGCGGGCGCGGCAGTCAGGTTCAGTCTGATCATGTTCAATAGCTCACAACGGTGTTGACGAGAACGGCGGTGCACATGCGCGCGGGGCTGACGGCCTTGGCCGCCTGCCAGTCGAAGGTGGCCTGGATGCCCTGCGGGCCTGGGATCTCGATCCGGGGGCGCGGCAGGTAGACGGCATGGGCAGTGAAGGTGAAACTGGCGTTTGCCCCGAGGCTCCAGGCGAAGACCAACTCGCACGGCGTGCCGTCGATGGCCTGCGTGATCAACGTGCTGTCGGCGAAACGGACCTCCACCCGGCCGGTCAGCGCGGCCATGCCCGGGTCGGCCCCTTCGATCCGGCCGTCCGAGCGGATGGTCTCGATCCGGTCAAGGCCGTTGGAATAGGTCACTTCGGCCGAGATGACATTCCCAAGCGGCGAGCCGTTGCGCGTGATCGCCCCGTTGAAATGGCCGAACCGTTGCAGCGCCAGCGAGGTGGGCGTGCCAGCGGCCGTGGCCGCTGCGACACTCTCGCCCTGCGCCACCAGACGCACTGTCGCCGTCAGCAGCCCCGACCGCGCCATCTGCCACGAAAGCTGATCGCAGACGCAGCCCGTATACATCGCATAGCGCGGCACCTCGGGCATCGCCGTCTCGATGGCCATGCTCGGCAGTGTCCAGTTGCCGGACTGGAAGGTATGGGTCTTGGGCGTGGTGCCGGAGGTGACAGGCGCGCCGAAAGCCGCCTTCAGCCAGAGGCCAAGGTTCTCGACGTCGATCGGTACGACGACATCGCCGTCGGCGGTGACCGCATCCTTGATCGGAGCCAGAGGGTCCCGCCCCTGGCCCAGCAACTCCGAGGCGATCAGAGGTTGTTCGGAGCCGAGCGTGGTGCTGGCAAAGGGCACCGTCCGGAAGCCCGTGGCGGGCGCGGTGCCATAGACGGATTCGAACGCAAGCGCCATTTGCGCCCGCGCCCCATGGGCTCGTGCCATCGTGTTCTCCTGTCGTTTGTGGGGTCAGGCCAGCGGGTCGGCCGTGGAATAGTGCAGAGTTACCCGGATAATCGCCGCCTTCAGGCTGGCGGCACCATCGACGGCCAGATCGACCGGGCGCGGCGCTTCCGCCTCGACCCAATCGCAGAGGCCGCCAAGCGTCCGGTCGGCGGCAATCGCCGCGCCAATGCCGGCGCAGAGGGTGTCGAAGGCGGCATCACGGATGGCACCCTGCACGACCGCCTCGATCTCGGCCCTGTGCTGGTAGTGGTAGCGCAAAGGCGACAGCGTGACCTCAGGCTCCCCCGGTTCGCCGTCGCGCAGGATCAGAAGCCCCGCAGCGGGCACGCGTTCGGGCAGCACGTCACCGCGCAGGACGGTGGCGGGCAAGGCCGAAAGCCGCGCATGCAGCGCGGCGAGGATGATTTCGCGAGGGGTGGGCATTTGGTTTTCCGACGTTGAATTCTTCTTCATTGACCGGACATCGCTACTCGGCGACGCTTGTCGGGCAAGCGAGGTAGTCTTTCGATGTCCGTGGCACTCACAAAATTCACTCAACAGTTGGTACTTGTCGACCAGCTGATCTCCATTCATGGAAAATTGCAGACCGGAAGGGGACGACGGCACGAGCAAGACGCGCTGCATCGTGCCGGTGTTGTCCTGATTGTTGCGGCCTGGCAGGCATACAATGAAAAAGTCTTGACCGAAGCCATTGATGCTATTGCAGCGAACTTACAGAATCCTGCTGCGCCCGCTCCGAGTTGGGCTCTCCAGACTTTCAATATGAGACGCGCGCAGATTGCCAGCTTGGTCAAGAAGTTTAACACCCCCAACGACACCAATACGCGAGACCTCTATCTTGATTCTTTGGGTTTCAACCCTTGGCCGTCATGGGAATGGCGCCAAGGGCGGCGGCAATGGGACGCCGTAGAAGTGCGTCGTCGTACAAACACTTGGGTACTCGTTCGCCATTCAATTGCGCACGGCTTCGATTTGCCAAACGATGTGCCATGGCTTCGGGGAAATAACGCTGTTCCGCGCCTGACGCTTGGATTGCTTGAGGAATGCCGAGCACACTTCGTACATCTTACCACGAAGATCGACTCGGCATTCAGCGATCACCTCGTGGCTGAGCACAACTTGCCGAGGCCTTGGTAGGGAGTGTCAGATGCTTCTTTCCACCCAGTTCGCCACGACCAGCCCCGGAACACCATCAGCCGCCCGCTCTGCATCCCGCGCCAGATCCAGCCGCTTCGGCAGCTTGACCTGCGGTACCAGCAGGAAGATCGGCGCAGTGACGACGCCCCTGCCGGTTTTCGACCGTGATGCCACCGCTCGGCCCTTCGTGTTCAACCGCCCCTCGGCCACCAGCAGGCTCGGCCCTCTGCGGCGACAAATGAACCGCAGGCGCAAGCCGGTGCGGCGTTCCCATTCGCCGGGGGTGATCCGGCCGCCGCGCGTGGATTTGCCTGCCGCTGGCGTGGGGATCGCGAGCCAGAACCCGTTCTTCGAGCGGATCAGCGGCCCAGTGTCATGCGCGCCGATGATGACCGGGGCATTCGACCAGACCAGCGCCGCCGCATTCAGGCTTTCGCCGGATTTCGGAAAGTTGGCAGAGCGGATCGAGTTTGCGAGGCGCGTGCCAAGCCCCGCACCGGTGATCTGTGTGCGCCAGGCGGATTTCAGTCCGGTACCAGCCTCGCGCATGGCGGCAGTAACGGCGCGTTCCCCGGCCGCGACCTCAGCGGCCATCAGGGCGACGATGTCGGGATCGATGGCGAGCTTCAGTTTCATGCCGGACGCAAATCCACGGTCCAGACCAGCCGTTCGCGATCGCGGACAGGCTCGCCCTGAATGAGAAATACCTCGCCGTCGATCTCGATCCGGTCACCGGGGCGCGGGTTCGGCACCTCGGCCACGCGTAAATCGACGCGCGTGGTTTCGGACCAGAGCCGGGCATCGCCGAAGTCGGTAACGGCATCGGCACGCCGCGCAACGACGCGCACCAGAACGGGTGCGCCGCCATCGGCGATGTAGATCGCGTCCCGCCCCATGTTCTGATCGGCGAAAAGCGCGCCGACGGCGGCGGCGAAAGCGCTCATCAGAACGCGCCGTTCAGCCGCACCCGGCCGATCAGGTCGGTCGCGCCGCCCGCCACCGCCTCTGTCGCCACGCCGATCAGCGTGTTCGCGGTCAGGGTCTTGGTCGTCTGCTTTGCGGTGTTGTCCCAGTAGATCCTGTCGCCTGCGGCCCATGCCTGCGACGCGACCTTCTTCAGATCGTAGACGCCTTCGACTGCGGTTTCGACCGGATCGCCAAGGATAGCGGTGCCAGCAGCCACGCCGAAGATTGAGCCGACGAGTAGGCCGTCGCCGGAGGTGACGGCATAGGGCGCGGTCAGGGTGATGGTATTGCCGGGTTGGACGTAGTTCTTCATCGTAGGTGTCCTTTCGCGAACATGGAAACAGGCGGCGCAAGGGCCGCCTGTCAGGGTTCAGGTGCGGGAATTGCCCCTGCTTACGCGCCGGGATTTCTGTAAAGGCCGCGCCAGTCGATGGCCTTGGCGCCGAAGTCGAGGCGGCACTTGATCTCCACGCCGTCCACATCGAAGCCATTGCGGGTCTCGATATAGGCACCCTGCTGCCCTTCCAGATAGGCATACTCGATGGTGTCGATCTGGTTCGGGCTGGCCGCCAGATACCAGGCGGTGGGACTTGCGGCATCAAGGCGGGGCTCGCTGATGGGCGAGAGTGTGCGGATAGACTGCGGAACCACCTTCGTGCTGTCGGCGGGGACGAGGTTCTGCGCCACCAACTGCTCGGCCTTCAGTTCGAGGGCAGCGGGCACGATCAGGAAAGCGGGGCGGATGTTGAGCACGGTCTTCTTGTCAAACCCGGTCTGCAGCGCCATCGCCGCTCGCGCGGCCCCCACTGCATCGACGGCCAGCGCCGTACCGGTCGCGGCCAGGTTCTTGTGCGTGGTGTGGAACAGCGCGTTGCCGTCGGCCATCGCCGGGTTGGCGGTGATGATGCCCCAGACCACATCCGATTCCAGCTGGGCGATGGAGTTGCCGTACATCGCCGGGATCCGGGTGAAGGCATCCAGATCGTCGTTGATCAGCGTCTGGCGCGTGATCGCGACGACCCGGCCATAGGTCTTGACCTTGTAGCTTTCCTTGCTCTCGCCGAGCGTCCCGCGCTTGAACTCGCCGCTTTCGCCCACTTCCAGCAGTTGCGGGGCCTCGCCCAGTTGCACCCGGTTCATCGCCTTGAAGTCGGTGGCCAGCACCTGGCGGCAGAACAGCATGAAGGTGCGTGGATAGGTCTCGTAAGCCTGACGCAGGGTCTTGTTGGTGACGGCAGACAGGATTTCGGGGAAGTCCGAGGTGGAATGCAGCGAGCGCGTCGCCACCTCGTCGCGCGACAGGCCGCGCGTGTTGACCCCGGCATTGGTCAGGCTTTCGCGCGCCAGTTCCAGAAGCGACATGCCGCGGTATTGGCGGGCAGAGTCGTCCAGCTGGAACAGCGTCGGGCTGTAGCGGTGCAACAGCGCATTGGCCACGGCGTCGCGGCGGGTCACGCGTTCATCCCGGCCGCCGAGCGGGATCGAGACATGCGGGAAGGTCCGGGTCTCGTCCGACCTGGCGGCAACCTGGTCGAGGATCAGGCGACGGGATTCATCGACGGTGACGCCACGCTTGACCAGATCGTCCGCAAAGCCGCGCTCGAGATTCAGCCGACCTGCAAGATCGTAGATGGTGGAGACGCGGTCGCGCTCACCTTCACGGGCCCGGGTGGCGATGGCTTCGGTGTCGGGCGGGGTCGCTGGGGCGGCCTGCGGCAGGGCACGCGTCTCTACGGCGCGCGCCTGCGGTTCGGCCGCGGGATTGGTGGGGGTGGTCATCTGGGTCTCCTCGGTCGCATGGGGTTCGGCGGCCGTTGCGGCCGGGGTCTGGGTCGGGTCGGACATCGGGGATGCTCCTTGTCGGGGGGTGGAAGCGTCCCGGCGATGAAGGACGCAGTCGTGAAGGGATTGCTGGGCGCGGAAACCGGCGGCGGGGTCGGCCCCGACCGGCACGGCGGACACCTCGAAAGGCGTCCAGTCGACCGCGCGCCACAACTCGCGGCCGCCATCGGGCTTCGAAACCTCGAAGCGGTGGACCTGGTAGCCGATGGAGACCGCCCGGATGTGCCCGGCCTGAATGTCGCGCCAGATCGGCTCCACATCGTCGCGTTCAGAGATACGGACGAGCGCGATGCCCCGTCCGTTCTCAAGACGGGCAGAACCGGGGACGACGGAGCCGATGACCGCGTCCAGCGCGCCCAACTCATGCACCTTCAGGAAGGGCGCGCCCGCGTTCAGCCGTTCCAGCCGCACATGGGCGGGATCGAGACTGAGTTCCTCGTCATAGGGCTCGCCGAAGAAGCTGGCGCGGCGAACGCGGGCCCCGGCCGACCAGACCACTTCGACGGTGCGGGCCTGCGCATCGGCGGTGTTGGGCGCAAGCTCCGCCGTCCGGCGCATGGCCGGCAGTTCGATCATCGTGTCCATGGGGTCAGTCCTGTTGGGCGGCGTCGGGTTGCGCCGGGTCGTTTTCGGGATCGGCGGCCGGATCGTTTGCCGGGTCGCTCGTTTGCGCGCTGCCGGTTTTCGTGACGCGGCGAGGGTCGCTGTCGAGGACGAGGCCTAGGGCGTCGAGCTTGGCATTGGTCGCGGCAATTTCCGCCAGCACGGCGTCCGGGTTGCGACCCTGCCGGGCGATCACCTCCGCCAGCGTCATGGTGCCCGACCGGATCGACAGCAGGTTGGCCATCGCATCCTTCTGCGGGTCGACCGCTTCGAACTTCGGCGGCGACCATTCGACTGGCACGTCCGGTGTCGGTATCTGGCCCGCCGCCCATGCGGCTTCAGTGAACCAGCGCCAGACCGGCGCGCAGAACATCGGGATGAACAACTGCCACTGCACCGCGTCGATCTGGCGGCGGAACTCGACGAGCCCCGCCCGGATCGAGGAATAATTGACCTGGCTGAGATCGCCGGTCAGCAACTCATAGGGCACCCGGAACCCGGCCGAGATCGTGTGAAGGCTGGCCCGCTTGTATTCGCCATAGCCGCCGGTGGCCGAGGGCTGGTTGAACTTGATGTCCTTGCCGCCTCTGGCATAGGCGATCAGCCCCGGTTCGAACTGCTCCACACGGTTGCCGTCGGCGTCGATCACGGTGGGCGCGATACCCTGTTGGGATTCGTCATCGCCAAAGACGATGGCGGTGACGCAAGCCTCGGTCTTCTTGCGAACCAGTTCGGCCACTTCATAGTCGTCGAGATCGCGCAAGGACCGGATCACCGGCGCGCCCCAGGGAACCCCGCGGGCCTGCGTGCGCTGTTTTTCATAGACATGAGCGATTTCGATCGCAGGAACCGGGCGGCTGTCCAGACCGCTGCGTAAGGCACCATACGCATCGCCGGGGTGTTCCGGGTGCAGCCAGTAAGCCCGGCGCTTGCCGACCGGGTCGAACTCGATGCCCTGCACGATGCGGCCCGCTCCGACGTTGCTGGACTTGGTGGCGTCAAGAAAGTCTGCCTCCAGCACCTGCAATTGCAGCGGCACCGGAAAACCGTCCGACGAGCGCCGCAGCCTGCGCCGCACCAGCACCTCGCCCGCTTCGACCATCTCGCGGCAGATCAGCGTCTGCAGCCCATAGAAATCCAGCTGGCCGTCGGCGTCGCAATCCGCCGTCCATCGTTCGAACAGGGCATCGACCTTGCGGTCCAGCTTGTCATCGCCGCTGGCCGCACGGGGCATGATGCCCGAACCGACGATGTTGTTCACCAGCACCGCCACGGCCTTGGCCGCATGCGGGTTGTTTCGCACCAGATCCCGCATCCGGTCGCGCAACAGCGCCCCGGCCACGCCGATTTCGGTGTCGGCCGAGGATCCCGGAGCGCGCCAGCCATCCGTGCGCCGCCCCTTGGACGCGCCGTCATAGCCCCTTGTCAGAGTCTCGAAGGCTTGTCGTGCCAGCACGCGCCGGGCCGCCATGCGCGGGGCCACCGAGGCGATGGCGTGGTCGAACCAGTTTGCGGGCATCAGCGATCCCCGCGGCTGAAGCCCGCCAGCCCGGCCACAGGCAGTGGCCGTGCGGTCCCGGCGATGGAGCGTTCGATGGTCCGGATGCGGCCCAGCAGATCCTCGGCCGAGCCGTAGTCGACGGATTTCCCATCATAGCTGACCCGGGTCGTGCCGCTGGCATAGGCCCTGCGCAAAGCGGCCAGTTCGGTTTCCGTCCAGTCGGTCATCTCAGAACCATCCTCCACGTCGGCCCAGCCAGTCCGACTGGCGTTTTCCCTGGGGGGCGGCCTGCGGCCGGTTGACCCGCCCCGCCGCATCCACCGATGTCGGCGCTGCCCCGAGTTGATCCTCGAGATCGCGCCATTTCTCGTCGGTCCAGCGATCCGCGCCCGCGATCCAGGCGGCGGCGCGGGCATAGACCCGGCAATCCAGCGCCTCGTTGCGTTCGCGCAGCTTCTGCCATTCCAGCCGGGCGAAGCCGCGCTTGGTGCGCACCGTCACCAGCTGCTCGGCCACAAACTGCTTCAGCCATTCGTTCTCGACCCAATGCGGCAGATGCACGGACCCGGGCGGAAACGCGGCCCCTTCGGCCAGGTCTTCCTCGGTTGGCCGCTCAAGCCGCAGGAAGCGATAGGTTTCGGCCTTGAACGTCGACACCGCCACCGTCCAGAGACGCGCGCCGCGTCGCAGGCGTTTGCCGCCCTCGGTCGCATCCACGAAGTTCGGCCCCGAGACTGGGCTCGAGCGGTTGAACCCCTCGACGCCCTTGACTGGCGACACCTGTCCAAACCCCTGCGCCCGCGACCAAGAATAGACCGCCGGGGCCTCGTAGCCGGTGTCGATGGCGAGCCGCGCGATGCGCAGATGCGCGCCGCGTTCATGCAGCCAAGACCGGTCCAGCAAGGCCGTCAGCTCCGACCACGCGTCGTGCCGGTCCGGTCCACCCTCGATCACAATGTGATCGACCAGCCAGCTTTCCAGACCGCGACCCCAAGCCCAGACGTCGACCTCGATCCGGTCCTTCTGCACGTCGGCTCCGGCGGTCAGGAACAACCCGCCCGCTGGCACCGTGCCGGATTTCCAGCGTTCACGCCGGTCGTAGAGCCGCTGCCAGTCCGGAGCTTCCCCGGTTTCGACCCAAGTTTCGCCAAGGATCGTGTTGCGAAACGCCTTGATCGCCTCGTCCGACCCTTGGGCCGCTTCCCATGATCGCACGATCCGCTCCCAACTCAGCCAGCCGATCGGCGAGTAAAGCGCCGAGAGGTGATACCCGACCGTGGTCGGATCGGCGGCAACGGCAGTTGCGCGCCATTCGCCCCCCTCCAGCATGGCTGTCTTGTGATGTTCGCCGATGGGCTGATCACAGCCCTCACAGTGATATTCTGCCGTTTCCGGCTTGCCCTTCGGCCAGCGCAGCCGGTCGAACTTCAGCCATTGCATCACCCCGCAATGCGGGCATGGCACGAAGAACCGGCGTTGGTCGGACGCCTCGTATTCCCGTTCGATCCGGCTCAGCCCCCGGATGGTTGGCGTCGAGACCAGGAACACCTTGCGCCGATGGGCGAAGGTCAGGGATCGGGCCTCGGCCAGCGTAACCGGATCGCCTTCCTCGTCGGCCGAGGCCGGATAGGCGTCGACCTCGTCAAGGAAGATGTAGCGCGCCGGGGTCGATCGCAGCCCGACTGCCGAGTTCGCGCCCGTCATGATCAGGATGCCGCCCGCGAATTCCTTGGACAGCATCGTGTTGCCCGCGTCACGGGATCGCGCTGGTTTGACCCGTTCCCGCAGGTCGGGGCTCTCGTCGATCAGCGGGTCGATCCGCTGGCGCGAGTTTCGCTTCGCCAGTTCCACCGTCGGCTGGACCGCGAGCATTGGGCCCGGTGCCTGGTGGATGGCAAAGCCAATCCAGTTGTTGCCCGCCTCGGTCGCCCCGACCTGCGCGGCCTTCATGAAGACGATGCGTTGCATCACATCACCGGGCGACAGCCGGTCCATGATCTCGCGCATGTAAGGCGTGCGCGCGGTGCGATAGCGCCCCGGTTCCGCAGAGGCCCGGCCCGACAGCATCCGATGCTTGTCCGCCCATTGCGACACCGTCAGGTCCGGATCGGGCGTCAGCCCCGCGCCCCAGGTGCGCAGGATTTCTGCCGCGCCGTCGAAATCGGTCAGGTCGTCGCCAGTTTCACCGGAAGTCAGGCCGGACCTCGGCAAGTTCGTCGAGGTGGGCGCGTACATGTTTTTCCAAGGCCTTCTGCATTGCGGCCGGTTCCACGCCCAGTTCCGCCGCCATCAATGCCGATGACCGCGCAGGCCAGTTCACCCAAGCGTCCCGCACCTCCCGCGCCAACCGGAACACCAGCGACAGCGCCCGCGCCCGCTCGATCAACTCCCCCTTCAGCTTCTGCAGCCGGATCCGCCGATCCTGCGCCTTCAGCACCTCGTTGGCGGTTTTCGCCTGCAGGTAGGTGGTGCCGCCGCCAACCGCTGGCACCGCCAGACCCTGTTCGCGCAAAGTGTCGCCAACGGCAGCGACGGCCGCCTCGGGGACCGGCCGCAACTTCGGCTCGGGCGGCTTCCGGGTCTTCGACGGATCGGTGGTTTCCGCCCGCCGCACGTCGCTGGCATTCGAGTCGATGCTGCCATCCGCGAACAGAACCAACCGCTCGGCCGTCTTGGCCTTCTGGATCGCGCCCCGCGACAAGCCGACATGCGCGGCGTATTGGCGCTCGCTCATGCCCTGCATTGGCGGCTCCGATTATCATTCAGATTCATGTGCTTATGAAGTTGATAAGCGTCGCGGACAGAGGGAACGTGTCTCCAGAAGAACGATGCAACTCACCAAGGAGCCACCAAAATGACCCGCCGCGCACAAGACAACACGAAAGCCCTCGACGCCTTCATCGGCAAGAAGGCCGAGATCGACGCGATGCTCGCCCGACTTCAGGCGCTCAGCGGCGACCATTTCAACTTCGATCCGGACGCGGTCAATTGGGGCAGCGTCGGCTCGATCAGCAGCGTCGCCAGCGACCTCCAGAAGATCACCGATTTCCTTTTCGGCGAGGGCGAACACGCCGAGTAGCCCACCCAGCCATAGCGCCAGCCCCGCTCTGCGGGGCTTGGCCTCGTAGAAGGGCTCGCATCCCGCGCGCCCCGACACGGAGACGACGATGACCCAGCTTTCCGACACCCAAGCCATGATCCTGAGCGCCGCCGCCCAGCGGCCCGAGCGCATCGCCCTGCCGCTGCACGAGAGCCTGCGCGGCGGTGCCGCCGCCAAGGTGGTCGGCGCGATGATCGCCAAAGGCCTCCTGCAGGAGGTCGACGTCGACCTGCGCAAGGGCGAACCTATGTGGCGCGAAACCGGCGACGGCCACGGCACCACACTGGTCGCCACCGACGCAGGCCTCGCCGCCATCGGCGTCGAGCCCGAGGACGCGAACATCGCGCCTGGGGGCGCGACGGACGCGCCGACCGACGAACCCGCGCCCGACACCGCCAGCGAACCAAACGCCGCGCCCAAGGCGCGCACGCCGCGCGAGGGCACCAAGCAGGCCAAGCTGATCGCCATGCTGCGCGCACCGGACGGCGCGACCATCGACGAGATCACCGCCGCCACGGGCTGGCAGTCGCACACGGTGCGCGGGGCAATTGCCGGGGCGCTGAAGAAGAAGCTCGGGCTCGAGGTGACCTCGGAGAAGGTAGAGGATCGGGGGCGCGTGTACAAACTCCCGGCCGCTTGATCTTACGCCGGATGTGCTACGCCGCCGCCCCGACCGGGCGGCGGTTTCTCATTGCCACGGCAGCAGATCGCGGGCGGTGGCCTGAAGGATGTCCTGTGCCATTCCTGTGCGACCAGTAAGGCTCGTGACGGGCACTATCATGCGTGACATGTTGTCCGAAGAATCTGTGAATGATGGAACAACATGGTCGAAATCGAAAATGTCAATCGAGCGATTATTGATCGCGAAAGCCTGCCTCCTAAGTGGCCCACCCACCGCCATTCGCCCGAATTCTGGGAACAGCTGGGTAGAACTGTCGCAACCTACGGCTTTCTAGAGGAGGTGTTGGGCAAGGCTATCTTCGCATTTTCCGCAACTCGCCAGTTTCAGACTACCGCAGAGGCGCAGGAGGCGTACGCTTCATGGCTTCCAACCCTTGAAAGAGCTTTGACTGACACATTGAAGCCGCTTGCCGATGCCTATGGCAAGGCGGTTCGCGACAATGCCAAAAGCACCACTGAGAACATTGACGAACTCATTTCGGCGATCAAGGAAGCGTCTGAGATAAGGAACGTGATATGTCACGGCTCTTGGCGGACGCCAGACCGCGACGGACGCTCCTTACCTCTCTTCGTTAACAAGCGAAAAGAGATCTTCGGCACACCGATTGACGTTCCTTACCTCCATCAAGTTCAAAGCCACGTTGCCGAACTCGCGGCCACAGTAATCGACACCGTTACCCACATGGGGTTTCAGTTCCCAGGCGGCGCTGGACCCGGGAAGCGAGTCTGGCCGGAGAATCAATGAGTGTGATCAAAGCTGCCTTTTCTCAGCCGCTCGAAAAGTCGCCGCAGGACGTAGGATCGCGCGATGCTGACCAAGGTGAACACCGCGCCCATCTTCAGATTCTGCGCAAGCGTCGTGTGCAGCCCGAAGATCGGGAAGATCAGGATCTGCGCTCCGACCGCGACGCCGTAGCCGACGATCACGTTGGCGACGGACTCGACCAGCGACATGGCGCGCGACTGCTTCATGCCGCCACCTCATCCATCGGCCAGCAGTTCAGCCGCGAGAGTTCGCAGCGCATGCGCCGCAACCAAGGGGACCACGCCGTTGCCACAGAGGCGAAGCCGGTCCACCCGGTGGGCCAGCCCATCAGCGCCTCGACAAACAGCGGGTTCAAGGTTCGCCGCGGCTCGGAGGTATCGCTCCCAGCCATCGGCATCACCAGGACCTGGCGGCCAAGCAGGCTGTTGACTGGCGTGTTCACCAATGTCGTCGCCCCGTCCTTGTGATCGCGCGCCGTGGGCGTCATCCACATCCCGGCCGCATGGGTCAGATCGGCCGTCCGCCGGTTGCCCGCGCTCGGCTTGCAGCCGTCGTTCGCCATCGGCGTCGGCCAGTCGCGCGCCATGCGGTCCAGACCTCTTTCGTCCTTCCGCTCGCCACCCCGGCTGCGGAAGCTGTCGATCTGCGGCGTCGGCCATAGGGCTGCCGTCGTCGCGAGGTTCATGCCGTGCTGCCCCGCCTCCTGCGACGGCGTCGGTTTCGTCTGCCGGTTCTCGTTGGCGCTGGCTCTCGGCGTGGGCCAGAGGCGCAGCAGTTCCGTCCGGTTCCCGCCACTCGACCGGGTGCCAGAGCAGGCGCGCGGGGTCGGCCAGCTCGTCACCTTCGCGGATAGCGAGGATGAACAGCCGTTCGCGCTTATGGGGCGCGCCGACTTCCGCCGCCGTAAAGATGCCTGCCGCAAGGCGGTAGCCCATGCCGACCAGTCCGCTGGCGACTTCGGGGAAGCCGAGGCGGAGATGATGGGCGACATTCTCGAGGAACACGAAGGGCGGCTGGACCTCGCAGATGATGCGGGCGACATGCGGCCAGAGATGGCGTGGATCCTCGCTGCCGAGCCGTCGGCCTGCGACCGAGAACGGCTGGCACGGATAGCCCGCAGTGACGATGTCCACCGCGCCGCGCCACGGGCGGCCGTCGAAGGTTCCAACGTCGTCCCAGACAACAGCCTGATCCAGCGACGCATCTTCCATCCGCGCCACGAGAGTGGCTGCGGCGAAGGTTTCCCGTTCGACATGGCCCACAGCACGATATCCGGGGATGGCGATGGTGAGCCCGAGGTCAAGTCCGCCTGCGCCAGAGCAGAGGGACAGACCGAAGAGACATGCGTCTGCGGCTCCGGAGCCAAGTCCGGAGGAAGGTAAAGCCAGGTCATGCATGTCACGCGGCGGGTTCGGGGAGGGTTTCAGGTTCGGCCGGGGTTTCGGCCAGCCGCTCGGCCTTCACGCTCGCGAAGGTCCGGCCGTCGCCGTCAAGGATCGCGTCACGACCGGTGTCGGCTTGCCAGCGTTCGACGGCGACGTCGATGTACGCCGGGCTGATTTCCATCGCATAGACGCGGCGGCCGTTGGCCTCGCCCGCCATGATCTGCGAGCCCGAGCCGCAGAAGGGTTCATAGCAAAGCCCACCACGCGCCACATGCTGGCGCATCGGGATCCCGAAGGCATCGAGAGGTTTGGGCGTCGGGTGGTCGGGGCGCTCGTCCTTGGCGAAGCTGGGCAGCGCCCATGTCGACGGCAGGGTTTCCTCGGCCACCTTGGGCGGACGGTTCGGACGCCGCCAGCCCATGAAGCAGGGTTCGTGCTTCCAGAGATAGTGCGACCGGGTCAGGACCCCGCGGTCCTTCACCCAGATGATCTGCTGGTGCACAAAGGCACCGGCCTTTTCCCAGCAAGCCTCCAACATCGCCTGGCGACGCGAGGCGTGCCAGCAATACCAGGCCGCATTTTCGGCGATGGCCTCCGCCACGGCGGCTGCGATGAAGCCGTCGTATAGCTCGGCCCCTTGCGAGCTGTCATCCCAGGTGGTGCCATAGGACGCGGACCAATCCTTGTTCCGGGTCGGGTGGTTCGAGCCGTCGTAATCGACGAGGTAAGGCGGGTCGGTCGCGAACAGGATCGCCCGTTCGCCGTTCATCAGGCGGCGCACGTCGGCAGCGCTGGTGCTGTCGCCGCAAAGGAGCCGGTGATCGCCGAGGATCCACAGATCGCCAGTGCGCGACGCCGGGTTGCGCGGCGGTTCGGGGACGGTCACCGGCGGCACTGAGCCCCCGGCACCACCTTCTTCCCCGTCCCCCTCCGGCACGAAGGCCAGCAGCTTGTCCAACTCGCCATCGGAAAACCCGACCAGCGACAGGTCGAAATCCTCGGCTAAGAGATCGTTCAGTTCCGCCGATAGCAGCGCCTCGTCCCAGGTGCCGAGTTCGGTCAGTTTGTTATCGGCGATGCGATACGCCCGCCGCTGCGCCTCGGTCAGATGCCCGAGCACGATCACCGGTGCTTCGGTCAGACCCAGCTGCGTTGCCGCCAGCACCCGGCCATGCCCCGCGATCAACTCGCCGTCCTCGCCGACGAGGCAGGGCACGGTCCAGCCGAACTCGGCCATGCTGGCGGCGATCTTCGCCACTTGGTCCGCGCCATGTGCCTTGGCGTTTCGAGCGTAGGGCTGGAGCTTGGCCAGCGGCCACATCTCGATCCGATCCGGGGCAAAACTCAGCGTCATCGTCGGGGCATTCCTCGGATCAAGGTGGATACCCCTGGCTTCCGGACTCCGGGGTCCAGACTGGACTCCACGCGGGGTCCAGCGGCCACCAGGGGGTGTCCAGCTCCAAGGGTTTGATTTTGCGGTGTTTCAGGCGAGTTCAGGCGGCGGCGGCTTCCGGGTGGCTTCCCAAAAATCCGGCCCTGTCGCTGGCGATGTGCCGCGCTTCGCCCGCCAGCATACGAATGTCGCCAGGAAGGAACCGGAAACTGCCGTGGGATGGACCCCCGCCGGACCCTCGCTGGATACCGGGGTCCAGAAGAGCCCCGTCAACGCAAAGGGGAGAGCGAGCTTTCCAGCGCACTCTCCCCATCTTGCCTTCGGAATAGCATGATCATGTTGCAGATGTCGAAGGAAAAAGTGTTGCAACATATTGGAGTCACTGCGCATTCAGGCGCGCAGCGATCTTGGTCAGCGCCAGCTGCCAGCGACGCCAGGCGGTCGTGCGGTCGCACCCCAGCTCGCCGCTGATCTGCTTCCACGGCACCCGGGCCGCACGCGACCAGACCAGCTTGCGCTCCGCCTCCTCGATCCAGAGCACCCAGTCGAAGGTCTCCTCGAGCCGGGTGATCGCAGCGGCCGAGGGCCAGACCCGCATCGGCTGGGGTTCCATCGCCGCGATCTCGCGGCTGGTCCGCACGATGTCGGGCCAGGTGTTGAAATAGCCCTGCGCCTTCACCGGCGGCAGCTTGCGCAGGGTGCGGAACGCCTCCTCGAAATGATCGGCGACGCAGTCCGCGGTCCATTCCCGATCAGCCATGACGCGCCTCCCTGTCGGACGGGCGCGGGCCGTAGAGCTTCTCGCCCAGCTGGCGGACCAGTTCACGCTCGGGCCAGGTGAGGCGGTCGTCATCGGCGGAGACCGCGAGGACGCCCTGTTCCCGCCAGCCCTCACGCTTGACCTGCTCGGGATCGCGGCGCCGACCGCCGTAGCCATGGGGGTGCCATCTCATGCGACACCTCCCTTCGTCTCGATCGCCCAGAGCAGGATGGCGATGGCGTCGGCCTCGTTGTCGTCAGCGGGGCTGAAGCCGCGGGAGCGGACGGCGGCGACCATGGCGGCCTTGTCGGCGTTGCCCTTGCCCGAGGCGTGGCGCTTGATCGTACCGACCGGGACGCCCTCATAGGGCACGCCCCGCAGCTCGGCCCATGCAGTCAGCGTGGCCATCAGCCCGCCATAGATGTGGCTCGCGTCGGTCCCTGCGTGGCGGCGGACTTCCTCGAACCAGATGGCGGCGACGGGCCCGGACAGCCGGTCGATCTCGGTCAGCCAGTTGGTGAAGCGCAGGTAGCGCATGCCGCCGCCATCGAAGCGGCCGGGGCGCAGCGAGACGGTCCCGCTGGTAATCAGGCCGTCATGGCCGCGGATCGCCCAGCCGGTCGAGGTGCCGAGGTCGAGCGCGAGGATGCAGCGGTTGCGGGGTGTGTCGAGCGGCAGCGATTCAAACCTTGCGCCGTCGCAATTCGGGATCAGAGTCGGCTGAGCCATGATGGGTCTCCTTTGCCGGTGGCGTGTGGTGGTGGAAGACGACGGCGGTCTGGTGCTTGGCGGTACGGGGCCGGCGTCGTCGGATCGGAAAGCACAACACACCGTCACGGCGGCGCGCGCGGCTGACCCGGACGTATGGGAGGAGTGGCCAACCCTGTGGGGTAGCCCTCCCATACGTAGTATGGGGGTTTGACACCTAACTGTTCCGAGGCGTTCAAGTGGCTGAAATCATTGCGGAATAAGACTTCATGAAGTCTTCGGGCATGAGTTAGGGACCTAACTCTTATTTGCCCGTAACCCGTTGATTTCGTTGAGTGCACAGTTGGCGCTGTCATATGAGTCAGGCCTCACTCATATGAGTTAGGTCGTCCTCCAGCCCCTCCGGGTAGACCCAGACGGCGGGGTTTTCGACCTGCAGGCAGAGCCCGGATTGGGGGCATTTGAAGTGGCTGGGCAGGACCGGACGGGCGGGTGTGGTGACCTCGCCGGTGTCTGGATCGACATGCTCTACGTGCGCGCCGAACTGCATGCCCTCGACGCAGAGATAGCCGAACCGCGACCGGGTGACGGGGAAGCCGAACCCCGAGGGGTCGCGCAGGAACTTCACGAAGCCCTTGGTCGCCAGCACGCTGAGGCGCTCGCGGATCGTGTGCTTGCTGCCCAGACCGCCCCGGTTCTCGAAGGTCTCGGCGAACTGCATGGCGGTGTAGAGGCGCTCGCTCGCCGCCTCATCAAGCAGCATGCCGAGGATGACATCGTGTTTGCGCAGCCGTTCGGCATCGAGCCTGGCGCCGACCTCCTTGCGCACCAGGCGCTCGTTCATCGGGTTCAGCTCGACCCACTCCCCCTTCACCTTGTCGATCAGCTTCCCCGGCAGCGCGGGCCCGTTTCGAAGCTCGATCTCCAGCCTGCGGACGGTGCTGTCCTCGTCGGGTCGGTGCATGAGCAGCCCGGAGGTGTAGAAACCCCGCAGCGCGCTGGCGCCGGAGAGCGCGAGGAAGGGATCGTCCTTGACCTGATGCTTGGTGGCCTTGCGGGTGTGGTGGGCGAGGATGACGCCCGCATCCGGATTGACCGCCTCGCGGAGAAGCTCCACCCGGTCCTTCAGGAAGAACATCATGGCTGTGTTGTCGTTCTCGCCCCCGCCTTCGGGGCCGCCATCGAAGAGGTTGCGGATCGGGTCGATGACGATGATGTCGGGCGGCGCGTCGGGGAATGCGGCCCGGATCGCCTCGGCCACGCGGGCGACGCCTTCCGCGTCGAGCAGCAGCTTCAGCTTCGGCGTGGCGATGAAGGTGTCGCGCGCGGCGGCGATCACGGCGGCGGGCAGCGCGATCTGCTGCATGCGCTCGCGCAGATAGTGATACTGGATCTCGGCCTGCAGGTAGAACACGCGCAGCGGCCGGGGCGGCGTGAAGCCGAGGAACGGCACGCCAGCGGCCATATGCACGAGCCAGCAGATCAGGAAGTCGCTCTTGCCGACCTTGGGCGCGCCGCCAAGCACCAGGAGCCCGCCCGGCGTCAGCACGCGGGGACCGATGATGTCCTCGGGCATCGGGCTCGTGTCTTCGAGCAGCGCGCCGAGGCTGAAGGTCGGCAGCGGGCTGGCCGGGGCGTCGGCGTGGTCCGCGCGCAGGAGCGGCGGACCGTTGCGCTTCACATGCAGCGCCCAGAGGCGCTCGGACTCGGCCATCAGCCGATCGAGCGGCCAGGATGGGCGCAGCATGGCGGCGTTGTAGCCGCAGATCGCCTCCCAGCCTGCGAACGGGTCGAGGCGGCCCTCGTGCACCAGGCGCACGTAATGGCCGATGGCGGCGCTGGCCCCCTGGAAGCGGGACCAGTCGTCAACCGCGCCTTCGCGCACCGGCGTGGTGAGCACTGCGTCGATGCCGGGCTTCGCGGTCGGCGCGGCAACGTCGCTGGCGAAGCCTACGCCTGGCAGCGGCGGCATCTCGGCGACCTTTTCCGCGAAATCCGCCAAGTCGACCTCGACGTCGCGATGCTCGCGGATCTGCACGAGGCGCTGGTGGCCGTGCTTGTGATAGACGGTGCCCGGCACCCGGATCGGCTGATGCGCCGAGCGGAAATGCGTGTCGCCGCCGACCTTCACGGCGATCTCGCCCCGCAGGCGGCAGAGCGTCACCAGGTCCTCGCCCTCGGCCGGTTCGGTCAGCTTCCACCAGACATGGAGCTTGGCCGCACCTTCGGGCGTCCGCCCGCCGCTTTCGACGATGAGCGTGGGCGCGCCGAGGTGGCGGGTGACATGGTCGAGCTTGGCCGGGATGTCGCCCGCGTCGAGATCGACGACGATGGCCTGCATCTGCAGCACATCGGCGGCGCGGGCCTGGCCCTGTTCCTCGACCGTGCCGGGAATGACGTAGACGGCGGCACCTTCGCGGTTCGCCCATCCGGCGAAGGTTGCGAGTTTCTCGGGCGCGGTGTCGTCGGCCGGGATCCAGATGTTGTGCGGCTTGCCGTCCCGGCCCTGACCCTTGTCGACGAAGCCCCGGAGCGGGATCAGCCCCTCGCACCAGCTGAACACGGTGTCGAGGAAGACGGCGATCTGCTCGGGGTCGGGGTCGCAGCCGAAGGGGTTCTCGGACGGCGGCCCGTCGTTGAAGTCCATCCACGGGTTGAAATGCAGGATGCCGTCGTCGCTCATGCCGGCAGCCCCCAGCAGCGCTCGGCCCACGGGCAGAAGCGGCACTCGAAGAAATCGGACGTGGTGGCGACGCGCGGCAGAAGCTCGCCCGCATCGGTCGCCTGCAGGATCCGCACGCCCCGGTCGGACATGCGCTGCGCGAGATCGGCGTCGAAGGGCACCAGCTCATGGTGAAGCTCAGCGGTGTCCTTGTTGATCGCGGTGAAGAGCGCGGGCGCGGCCGAGATGCCGGAAACCGTCCCTTCCATGTAGGCCTGGTAGAGCGCGATCTGGGCGGCGTAGACCGGCTTCGACTTCGTCACGCCGTCCTTGACGCAGGCGCGCCAGTTCTTCGCGTTCATCGTCTTGCATTCCCAGAGGGCGGGAACGGCCAGCTCGAAGCCTTCGGGCCCTGCGGCGATGATGCCGTCGACATGACCGCGGATGCGCCCGCCCGCAACGGAGAACCCGAACTGGCCGCCATCTGGCCGGTTGCCCTTGCGCGTGTAGAGGTCGAAGCCCGCGCCGCGCAGCCAGGCGACGGCCAGATCCTCGAGCGCATGGCCGATGGCGAAGATGCGCAGCGACTGGCCGCTGAAGTCCTGGCCCTCGTCCTTCGGCGCAGCCGTGAACTCGAACTGCAGGGCGCGCTCGCAGGCATGGCCGAGACGCGAGCCGCCGAGGTAGTCGCGGGGCGGCCGCGTGGCCTGATCGGCGGTCAGCGCCCGATCGACCGCGGCGTTGACCCGGTCCGCGAAGCTGGGGCGGTGATTGTAATCGAGGGTCAAAACGGCACCTCCGGCGTCTGCGCCCGGGCGATGTCGGACATGGCCTCGCGGAAGCCCTCGACGGCCTCCTCGATCAGTGCGCGCACCTGCGCCTCGGTGAGTTCGGCAAGCGGGGTGGCCCAGCCGATCTCGTCCATCAGCAGCGCCACGCGCTTCATGGTGGCGGTGATCGCGGCGCGCTCCTCCTCGGTCAGGTCAACCATGGCGAAACGCTCCCGCGCCAAGCGCGTCCAGAAGGACTGGCAGGGCATCGAGCAGAACCAGACCGATGGCCGGGGCCGCTTCGAACGGTGCGGATCGAACCAGCCAAAACCACGGGTGGGTTGCCGGCAGACAGCACAGAGCGTTCCACGCGGATGCCAGAGCCGCCGCCGGTCCTCGGCCGTGATGGGGGTGGATGTGGACATGGGTCATGCCGCCCTCCGTTCGGGGCTGGCCGCGCTGTCGATCAGCTGGCGGATGGCGCGCTTGTTGAAGCCGAAGGTCATCAGCGCCGAGGCGCGGTAGCGCGTCAGGCCGAAGTCATGGCGACACTCGGGCGGCAGGTATTGCAGCTGCTTTTCGGTCGGCGGCTGGCGCAGCCAGGAGCGGGTCTTGAAGGCGCTCTCGTCGGTCTCGTGCGTGTTCAGCCAGTCGTCGGCCTGCGCGAGACAGACGGTGCGCTCGCCGACACCCAACAGGTGGGGGCGCTCGCCCTTCGCCCCGCCGATGGCGTACCAGACCCCGTCCAGCCAGAAGATGCCGCCCCAGGCGGCGAAGCCCGTGGCCATCAGCGCGTCGTCCGTGCCGTAGAGGTCGACCCACGCGAAGCTGGACCGCTTCAGCAGGTCGATTTCCGTCATCATGAAGCCCGACAGCGGCGCGGCACCGCCACCTTCACCGGCCTCTTCGTCCTCCCGCGGGAATGCCTCTCCGCAGAGCGGGCATTCGGTGGCGGCCAGCGGGATCTCCGCCTCGCAGGCAGGACAGGTCTTGGTGGGCGCCTCTCCAGCTTCGGTCTTGCCGTCGAGATCGACGTCCTGCTCCAGCGTGCCGTGGATCAGGCTCGATGTGCCGAAATCCAGTACGACGCAGTCGGTCTTGACGATGCCGGGATGTTCCTCGGGGTCGACTGTGCGCAGGCCGCGCCCGACCATCTGGATCATCGTGGACTTGTAGGAACTCGGTCGCAGCAGCACGACGCAGGAGGTGGGCGGGTGGTCCCAGCCCTCGGTCAGCACTGCCACGTTGACGACGACGCGGATGTCGCCCGCCGCGTAGTCGGCGAGGATCGCCTTGCGGGTCTCGGCCGCCAGATCGCCGTGGATCAGTGCGGCGGAAACGCCTGCCGCCTGGAACGCCTCGGTGACATGCTCGGCGTGCGCGACGGTGGAGCAGAACACCACGGTCTGCCGGTCGCCCGCCTTTTCCTTCCAGTGGCGGATCACCTCGTCGGTGACGGGGGCGCGGTCCATGATGCCCGCCACCTCCGCCATGTCGAAATCCGACATGGTCTTGCGGACCGAGCGCAGTTCGTCCTGCACGCCCACGTCGATGACGAAGGTGCGCGGCGGGACGAGATGACCGGAAGCGATCAGCTCGCCCAGCCGCACCTGGTCAGCGACATTGTCGAAAACCTCGCGCAGGCCCTTCCTGTCGCCCCGGTTCGGCGTCGCCGTGACCCCGAAGATGCAGGCGTCGGGATTGGCCTCGCGCACACGGTCGATGATGCGGCGGTAGCTGTCGGCGACGGCATGGTGCGCCTCATCCACGACGAGCAGGTCGAGACGCGGCATGTCGGCGAGGTTCGAAGCCCGCGCCAGCGTCGGCACCATGGCGAAGGCGACCTGACCGCCCCAGGACTTCTCCGTGGCGTCGATGACCGAGGTGGCGACGCCAGGCACCACGCGCTGGAACTTGGCGCGGTTCTGGGCGGTCAGCTCATCGCGATGGGCGAGCACGCAGGCCTTCGCGCCGTCGCCGATCATCTCGCCGGTGACCGCCGAGAGCATGATCGTCTTGCCCGCACCGGTGGGCGCCACGCCCAGCGTGTTGCCGCGGGACGCGAGCGCAGCCACGCTGCGCTCGACGAAGGTCTTCTGGCGGGGGCGCAGGCGCATGGCCGGTCTCCCCCTTACTGCGCCCAGCTCGGCCGACCGGCGGCGCCGGGGGCGGACGCGGGCTGGCCGGGCTGGGTGGCCGTGGTGGGCTGCTGCAGGGCGTGGCCCTGCGCCGGGGCGGCGGCGACCTGCGGCTCGCCCGAGCCCATCAGCGCGGCGTAGTCGCGGTGATCGGGCGTGACGGCAGCGCGGATCTCGTTCTTGTCCTCGCCGTTGGTGTCGGTGCCGATGTCGATGCGGGCGACGAACTCGACCCCGTCGAGATCCCCGAAGCCGTTGATCCGGCGGCGCGCCTGCGCCTCGGGCGAGTTGTCCTTGTCCGACACGCCGCGCGCCGAGTTGAGGATACCGCGGATCAGGCCGCGCCCCATGTTGGCCCAGTCCGGACCCTTGGGGCTGTAGAGGCCGATCAGCGACCAGACCTTGCGCCGGGCATAGGGCCCCTCGAGCACCGTGTATTCGGCGTCGAGATAGACGGCGCCGGTAGCGGCGCGGCGCGCCCAGCCGCCGGTCCAGCCCTGCGAGGGGTCGTCGAAACCGCCCGGCCGCAAGGTCAGGCGCACCTTGGCGAGCGTGCCTTTTGGGATGACGTTGGTGTTGGATTGAGCGGAGTTGAAGTCGTTCCAGGATCCAGACATGACTGGGGTCTCCTCTTTCAGGTGTTTTCGGAATGGGTGGGAGCATCGGTGGTCGGCGCCGTCGCGGCCGCAGGCGGACTGCGATAGGCCAGCCGCTCAGAGGCGGGCTTCACGGGTCCGCGGATCTTCGCCATCAGGCGGCCGAGGTGCGGTTCCTCGATCAGATCGAGACGGCCGGAGCGATCCTTGGCGGGGAAGTTCCACGAATTGATCGTCTGGCAGACAAAAGCCCGGTACGGCGTGCCGGACTCGTCCTTGATCTCCGCCATCGTCAGGACTTCATCGACGATGCCCGGCAGCTCGAGGCCGGTCTTCGAACCGTCGATCTGCGGCTGGAAAATGCGTCGATTGAAGTCGTCGAGTTTCTCGTCGAGGATTCCGACGAACCAGACGTTCTTCGCTCGCGTATGCTGCAGATGGGTGAGCCACGCGATCATCTCGCGGCCATGCAGGCCGTAGGCGCCTCGGACATCCGGCTTGCCGGTCTTGTCCGAGAACGCCTCGGGCTGTCCCTTGCACCATTGGAAGCAGAGCCGCCCGGCAACGGTGATCGAGTCAATGAAGACCGTGTGGTAGCGGTCGAGCGCCGCTGGATCGCCGAAGCGCTCGCACACCGCCGCGTAGTGGGCGTCACTGTAGCCCTGGTCGTCCCGCAGCGCTGGATTGGGTCCGCCGATGAAGACCGCGAAGTCGCGGCATTCGGCCCATGTGCGCGGCCGGACGCTGTCGCCGGACCATCCCTCGATGGCGAGGTCGCCTGCCTCCAGATCGATGAACAGCGTGGTGGCGGGGTCGAGCGTCCAGAGAAGGCTGGTCTTCCCGATCCCGGACTTGCCGAAGATCGTACCCTTGACGCCGCGTTGCTCGGCGAGACGCTGATCGGCCGAAATGACTGGGAGGGCCATCACTTGCCTCCCTTCGCTGCGATCAGAGTGTCGACAGCGATGTCCGTCCCCAGCGCGCCGGCTTTGCGGCCCTCGTCGTGAAGGGTGCGCACCGCATCGATCTCGCGGTAGAGCGCTGACGTCCGCTCGTTCAGGCCGATGAGGGCGAACGCCAGGTCGTCGATCGTCGCCGTCCCCACCGGCTTGACGGTCTCGTTGGGGCGGTCGCCGATGGCCGGTACCCGAATGGTTTCGGGCAGCTTTTCCAGCCCGTAATGCTGCTCGCGGAGCACCGCGAGTTTCTTCATGATGCTCATGACGTCACCTCGTTGGTCAGGGAAAGGCGGAAGCTGGGCTTGCCTGTGCGGACGGTGCGTGCGTCCTCAAAGGCGGAGCGGATGTGGTTCGGCCAAGCCGCGAACTTGCGTTCGGGCACCCTGATCGCGACGTCGAAGTATTCAGCGGGATCGTCGCCCTCGGCCCGGATGCGTTCGACGAGAGCGGCAAGCTTGTCCTGGTCCCAGTCCACGCGCTTCGGCAGGTCGGCGATCACGGTCACCGCGCCGTCGTCGAGGCGGATGGCCCCGGTGTCCTTGCCGGCGGCCTGGCGTGCCGCGTGGGCACGATCGCCGTACTTGAGCGCGACGGCACCATCGAGCCAGTCGCAGATCGTTTTGGCCCGCCGCAGGGCGTCGGCGGCCTCGTCCTGCAGCAGGGCGAGCTGTTTGGCGGGCAGAGCGGCGATGTCGCCGATGGCAAAGCACCGGAGCTCGTCGAGGGAGATGTGGTTGGAGATCGTCATCACCGCCCCTCAGGCCGCAGGCTTGGCGGGGGTGTCGGCGGTGCTCGCGCGGATCTGCTCGCGCTCGTACTCCTCGACGTCTTCGAGGCGGTACACGACGCGACCGCCGAGCTTGACGAAGCGCGGGCCTTCGCCCGTCCAGCGCCAGCGCTCAAGCGTGCGGTGACTGATGTTCCAGCGATCCGCGAGATCGATCTGGTTAAGATGCCTGAGTGACATGCTGGTCTCCGTTGAATTGCGTTTCGGTACATCCAACAGCGCCGAAGCACCTGGACATACGAGCATTTTCAACGGGTTAGGCTTGCCTTGATATGATCAAGCAGGTTTTTTCTTGTGACGTCAGGCAATGAAAAAGCCCCGAGAAATCGGGGCTGCTTCAAGCCTTCTGTGACGTAACGCGTCGAAGCGCGTGATTCCGGCGCTTCAGTTGGCGCTGCCCGATGGGATGCCGTCTACTATATCCGCAACTGAAATCTCGCGGCACTGCGGGTTGAGTCGGTAGCCCGCACGCTCCTTGGTCTGAACAAACGAATCCTGATCCATTGGGATGCCCATCGACACGTTCAGAGGTTCGAGGGCCTCACGCAGCCGCTTCAGCTGTTGACGCATCGACTGATCGGAAACGCCGATGCGCTGTGCCAGGTCCGGCGCCGGAAGATACGGAACATCGGTCTGTCGCTTCTTTGCCGTTCTGAAAGCCTCGATCAGAGCGGCGACCAGTTTGAAGTTCGCACCCTCCAGCGCCAGGTCGCCCCTAAAATTCACACGCTTCCGATCGTCATCGAAGGCGAACTCCAGCATTGGCGCAGAGAGCCGATCCATGAATGCCTTGGCGTCAGCGTCGTAGTTTGACGGAGGGGCAACTTCGATATGACTTCGGTTGTAGCACGCTGCCAGCAACGATGCCGCAGGTAGTTCGTTTCTGAACAAGGCGGTGCTGTGTTCTTTGACGGCCGACGCGATAACCTCCTCGACCGATTTCGCGTGGCGCTGAAACAGATCGTAGAGACGATCTCCCGCCTCGGAGGTCGGCACGCCCGGGAAGTGGCCGACCGCAGAAACGATCTCCGGGAAGTCCACCAGGAACCGCGCCTTCGGCGTCGCCAAGATCTTCTTGAACAGCGACACGTAAGCCAGCGCCATACGCAAGTCGTCCCCGCCGCTCCGATCGTCGAGAAGCAAGTCATGCATATAGCGAGCTGACGGATCGTGTTCGCCCAAACCGGCCGCTAGGATTCCAAAACGTCTGTCGATACACTGCGAGCACACACCACAGTGCTTTTGGCCTTCGGTCCATTTCCTGGGCCGGGTACAACTGACGGTCCGACTGAGCAGATCGGGCATCCCGGCCGCTGCGATCTTTTCGGTCACTTCCGTCTTCGTCAGCCATTGTAGAGGTGTGTGGATCTGGATCTGACGATCCAGGAGCAGTGAAAAGAGGTGTTCAAGCCCGCGCAGAACTCTCGGGTGCGTGGTACGCGTCGCTCGACCGCCAACAACGTCGCCCGCCAGCGGCAAATTGATGCTCACCACGCCGTTTTCATAGAAACTGAAGCTGTCCTTTCCGGACATTCTGGCCACAACGAAGCCCAAGCATGCGAACAGGAAAGAGCGGGTTCGCTGGGTGAATTCGCGTGCGCGAACGCCCTCGTTGCTGACCCATACAGGAACGTAGGACAGGTGCCGGTCAAATCCCTTACGCTTGAGCTCGGCAATGAGACCCTCTTGAACCGACCGGACCTTGGTCGACGAGTAGTGTCCAACCAGCGTGAGCGACCGACCGTTAACCACCAAATCGGTGACGGCCCCAGCGAACGAGTCCACGCCGCCGGAGAATAGTGCCACCCCGTCGTGTTCGTCGGCAGGATCAATCAGATCTTTAAAATACAGCTCCTTTGGCTGAACCGGCGTGTCAGCCTGCCGGAAATCGAATGTATAGCTGTCGTCGGAAAGAAACCCCAACGTGTCGATCAGCGCATCCTGAACCTCAGGGTCCTGCCAGACCTCCAGTTCCCGCACCGGGATCGAGAACCTGAGGCTCCTCCGCCAGTTTTCGCCGAACTTCGAAAGCTGTTCCGATCCACGGACCAAGCGCTGATCGGCGCAATAGACATATGCAGCGACCTCCAGCAGATCGATCAGCAGGTCGGGCAGGTTCGAGAGCATCGTTCTGCTGATGTAGTCGATGCGGAGGTTCACGTTCTTGCTGGGACCATGGACGTTCATAGCGATCGCCTCCTCGCAGGAGGCGGCGGTTACACCGCATTCGATCAGATGCTGCTTCACGGCTTCCCTTTCCGCAATGCAAGTTCGGTACGGATTTTTTCAACCGCGTGGGAAGAAAACGCCCGCGTATCCGCGCGCGAAATCGCCTTGCCGTCGCGATAGTGGTTCTTCCCCAGCCAGTCCCGGGCAAATGTTCGCATGATGAGCGCAGACTCATTGCAATGCCGACGGACCGCACCGTCAAATGTCTCAACGTCATGGACGGAACCCGCAATGCGGCCCGGGCCGATCATGTTGTGAAGGTTTCGATCCACGTAGTAGTGGATCACCCGCTCGACAAAGTTGGCGTAAAAGCTCTGGGCCAGGGCGGCGAATTTTTCCGTACCCCGCAAACCGGCGAGCGAAGCCCGCACGTCGTCCGCGCCAGGGCTCCAAAGAGATGGAAGGTTCGACTGCATACCCTCTGCCAACGCAGAGAGACCAGCGCGACGGGCGATCTCGCCGAGGTCTGTGCTCCCCTGGTGGATCCGACGCTGAACCCGCTCCACGGCACGGTCATACTGGAAGAGGATTTCAGAGACCGACGAGGGCGTGGCGCCGTCGATGCCGATTTCAGCCAGTGCTCTCGGTGCGTTGTTGGCCGCAGCTGCTTGGGGCAAGCGGATCAGCAACCAGAGTGCTTCAATGAAGACATCGTCTTTCAAAGCAAATTTCAGTGCTTCGCGCCCAAATTCGGTAATCTGATCGGCCACTGCCTCGGTTGGAGCGCCGCCGTCCACTATGTACCGAATAATTTCGGGCAACAGGCGGTATGCCGGCATTTTTCCGAGACGCTGGTGCCCCATTAAATCTCTCTCAAATTTGTCGGTGCTTGAAACCGGTAGACGCGCTCCAATCAAATCTTTCCGCCGGACCGGCGCCTCTTGCGCAAGGCATACGCTCGCTCTGTCCCGGATCATGATTCGCTTTCAAGGCATTGTTAAGCACCGAGAATGCTCGCGTCAGGAGTGATGCTCGCCCGTGCCGTCTATGAATGATTTCGAAGAAGCGCGCAGAAGCTAGATAAGTGGCTGATTTTGATTGTTTTTACTGCCCGACCGCATAGCGTTTCCCTGATCGAAACGCTCTCCTCCCCGGTGCTCCGATGAAACGCCCCAATCCGCTCCCACCAGCCCAGATGACGCCCGCAGAGCGCCGCACTGAACTGTGCGGCCTGCTGGCGCTCGGGCTCGTTCGGTTGCGGATGCGGGATGGGCGGGAAGTATTTGGCGATAGTGGAGAACGTTGCCTACACTATCCGCCAGACCAATGCCGTCATGCAACTCCAACTCATTGGAGAAATGCATGAACAAGCCCGATCCCATCCCTGCGCGCCTGGCTGCGCTGAAGACTACGCCGACGCCAGACCTGAAGAAGCAGTGGCGCGACCTGTTCGACAGCGAGCCGCCGCCCTTCAACCGCCGCTACCTCGAAAGCCGCATCGCGTATCGCATCCAGGAACTCGCCTATGGCGGACTGAAGCCGGAGACGATCAGGCGGCTGGAACGGCTGGGCGAGGAACTGGACGGCGGCGACCGAAAGAAGCGCGGCATCCGCGCCGACCGCGATCGCCCCATCACCGGCACGCGGTTGCTGCGCGAGTGGCAGGGCAATGAGCAGATTGTCACCGTCACGGCTGACGGCTTCGAATGGCAGGGGCGGCCCTACAAGTCGCTATCCGCCATCGCGCGGGCCATCACCGGCACGCGCTGGAACGGGTGGGTGTTCTTCGGCCTCAAGAACCATCGGGGGCGGACATGACGAAGCCGCCGGAAAAAACGAAACTGGTCCGCAAGCTGCGCTGCGCGGTCTACACCCGGAAGTCCTCCGAGGAAGGGTTGGAGCAGGAGTTCAACAGCCTGCATGCCCAGCGCGAGGCCTGCGAGGCGTACATCGCCAGCCAGCGTTCCGAAGGTTGGGTGCTGGTCCGCGATCAGTATGACGACGGCGGCATCTCGGGCGGCACGCTCGAGCGCCCCGGCCTAAAGCGGCTACTGGCGGACATCGAGGACGGGCTGGTCGACGTGGTCGTGGTCTACAAAATCGACCGGCTCAGCCGCGCGCTCGCGGATTTCGCCAAGTTGGTCGAGGTCTTCGACCGGAACGGCGTGACCTTCGTTTCCGTCACGCAATCGTTCAACACGACCACGTCGATGGGGCGGCTGACCCTGAACATCCTGCTCTCGTTCGCCCAGTTCGAGCGCGAGGTGACGGCCGAGCGCATTCGCGACAAGGTTGCCGCCAGCCGCAAGAAGGGCATGTGGATGGGCGGGGTGCCGCCCTACGGCTACCGCGTCGAGAAACGTAAGCTGGTGGTGGACAAAGACAGCGCCACGCATGTGCGCTGGATCTTCGCCCACTTCCTCGAGATCGGGTCCTGCACCGAACTGGCCCGAGAAGTCGGCGCACGTGGCATCCGGACACCGCGCGGCAACCGGATCGACAAGAAATACCTCTATCGGATACTCAGCAACCGAGCCTACATCGGCGAGGCTGTCCACAAGGGCGACAGCTATCCCGGCGAGCACGACGCGATCATTGACCGCGAGACATGGGACCGCGTCCACGCCATCCTGCAGGAGAGCCCGCGCAAGCGTGCCATGCGCACCCGCGCCGAAACGCCTGCTGTGTTGAAGGGGTTGTTGTTCGGCCCGGACGGCGCCGCCTTCTCGCCGACGCATACGCGGAAGGGCGGGAAGCTCTACCGCTACTACGTCAGCCAGACGGTGTTGAAGCATGGCGCCGGGTCATGCTCGGTGGGCCGCGTGTCCGCGGGGGAAATCGAGGCCGCCATCATCGACCAGCTTCGCGCGGTGTTCCGCCAGCCAGAGATCGTGGCGGGCACATGCAAGGCGGCCCGCGCGGAGAGCGATGCCATCACTGAGGCCGACGCCCGCGCCGCCCTGCAGCAGCTCGACCCGCTGTGGGACGAACTGTTCCCCGCCGAGCAGGCGCGGATCGTGACGCTGCTGGTTGAGCGCGCTGACATTGGCACCGATGGCCTGAACGTCCGGCTCCGCACGGATGGTCTCGGCAGCCTCGCGCGCGAGATGCTGGCCGGCGATATGGGCGCAGCAGCATGACCCGCGGAGCCCCGACCTCCGAGACAGTGACGCTCCACGTACCGTTCCGCGTCGTAAAGCGTGGCGGGCGCAAGGAGATGCAGCTGCCGGAGGGCGTCGCGCATCCGAGACGAACGGACAGCACGCTGGTCAAGGCGCTGGCCCGCGCGTTCCGGTGGAAACGGATGCTGGAGTCGGGGGAGTTCGCCACCGTCGGCGAGCTGGCCGAGCGCGAGGGGATTGCTGTGTCCTATCTGACCCGCGTGCTGCGTCTGACGCTGCTCGCGCCGGACATTGTAGAGGCAATCCTGGATGGGGCGCAGGAGCCTGATCGGACACTGTCGCAGCTGCTCGAACCCCTTCCAACTGATTGGCAATCGCAGCGGTGTGGTCGCAACGGACATGGGTCCGCAATGGACCTAGCCTGAAACTAAGTTTTCGGACCCCGCTTACCTTCCGCATCATGCGATCGCACGGGTTGGGCTGACAGAGGTTGCCAGAACGACAGGCAGTACCTATGTGTTCCCCCACAGGGATCGTATAGCATTGACAGAGCGAGGGACCGCTGTATAAGCGTGATGAATGAGAATCATCGCCCGGCCCAAGCTAATCGCTTTCGGGGAGCGCTTTCCAGATGCGAAGGTGCAGATCGACGTTTGGTGGGCTGAGGCAAGGCGAGCAGAATGGAAAACGCCAGCAGACATCAAGTCCCAGTACCGCAACGCGAGCATTCTCAAAGGTGGACGTGTGGTCTTCAACATCTGCGGCAACAAGTATCGCCTGATCTTGAAGTTCGATTACGAGAAAGGGATAGGGTTTGTCCGTTTTTTAGGGACACACAAGGAGTATGACGAGATCAACGCGGAGGAAGTGTGA